GTCAGCGCCTGCTCCAGGCCCTCCAAACGTTCCTGAATGGACTTGAGCGAGACTTGGCCTTCCTGGTATTTGGTCAGCACACTACGAATCACATCTCCTTGTTTGCGGCCTATTTTATTATCTACCTCACGGAGTACACGATCAATTCCGGGTAGTTTCTCCTCCGCTGCATCCCGTCTCCGATTGGACGTAGAAGGCTCCGAAGACTTCTCAGAATCCGGCTCAGACTCCGCCTCTGTGCCGACTTGCTTCATCGTTTCGAGTTCGTCCGCAAACTGATTCACTTCCGCATCAATGATCGCCTGGTAGGGATCATCATCCTCAGTCAGCGCCGAATCGACGTTGATTACTTGGTTCATAGAGTGGTCACTTCTCCGGGTAAAATGGGCTCCCACTTCCCGGCTTTAGTTTCCCGCGCCGCTGGCAACGGGACTTCCCGCCGGTCTGGAGGAGTATAGGGTATACCTCTGGGTGGTCTTGGCTTGACATGATGAGGCGCGTGTTTATCCAGGTTCCGGGCCCCCTTCACTGGATCACCGGCTTCATGCAGATCCAGTTCCTTCAGGATGCGCCGCTTCTCACCCCGGTCGTTGATGTCACAGTCCAGGGCCTCATCGTAGTAGGCGGCAAACGGCTGAAAACCCTTGATTGCCTCCAAGGGAAACTGGTAGGCTGCCACGGCCCCGCAGGACGGACACAGCGGCTTCAGGACCAGCCGCTCCTGATAAGTCACGAAATGGTCTTCAGCGGTGCCACAGGCGCTACAGCGATAGGTATAACGGGGCATCTTATCTTCCCTTTACGGCCCGGCGAGTCTCCGCCACTTCGGGCAGCTTACCGCCGGTATCATGGGCCGTCATTTTATTCACCTCTTGGCGCTTGAGCCCGGCACTTTTCCGGGCTTTCGGATTGCTCTTGAGCCACCACATATACTTGCGCTGCTTCTCGGAGACAAAGGGCATGACCTGCCTCACCGTAAAGCACGGCCAGCCGTCTTGCCCTGCTCAGCGGGCGGCTGGCGGTACATGTTGGGCATTGCCGGTCCGGTGCGGTTCTCGCGCTCTACTTCCATCGGCGCCGAGGTCATCCCCGGTTGTGGCGGCGGCTGGCCGGGCGTCCCCATCAGCATCTGAATCATCGCCGCCTGCTGCTCGGGTGGGACTGTCTGCCCGCCGTTGGCCAGCATCGGCAGGATCTCTTCGGGAGCCTGCTCGTTGTAGCCACGGGTCAAGAGCCGTTCCGCCAGTTTGGCCAAATTCGGCGCCTGCCCGGTGAGCTGCTGGAACAATCCAGAAAGTCCGGCAAACAGATTAAGTAGATCGGCCCAGTTCTTCCGTTCGATACTCAGGGCCTGGGCGTAGGAGGCCACGTCAATGCGGAAGCGGTATTCACCCCGGGCGATTTCCTCATCCACGGCGGCCCACTCATTGGCCTGCGGATGGATCAAGAAGGCGCGATTGGGCAGATACTGACAGGTGAGTTGCCAGAACTTGCGAATCGTTCGGACCTGCATCTCCGCCAGCAGCATCGAGCGCCGGGCTTCCCGCGCCGAGGTGCGCCGCTCGTAGATACTGGCCTCGGTCGCCGTATCGGTGCGCGGCTGCGTGATCGGCTGCGGAGTGCCAGCGGCCCGGTCAAACAGGTTGATGATCATGGACAGCAGTTCGCCCTTGTCACCAGGCACATTACCGAAGATCACCGAGCGCACCGGGTTTTCCCGCGCTTCCCGCAGCCCGCGCACCGGAATGGCGCTCATATCCGGGGCGATCAGCAGATTGTCCATCTCATCTTCCTCGACAATATCCGGGTCGTAGAGGATGATGTTTTTCTGCTTGCGGATGGTGCTCAAGTAGGAATCCAGAATTTCGTTAGCCAGGGCCTGAACGTTATCGGCGCCGGCCATACTCAAGGTGGGCTTGGTGAACCAGTTGCCGATAGTCTGCTGGAACGACAGGACTTCAGCGGGGTAATCATCCAGGTTGGTGTAGGGCCACTCATCCTCATGGCGCAGCAACTTGTCATGGCCTTCGGCAAAGCACACCAGCAGATTCCGCCGCTTGTAACCCTCCATGATCACATCCTTAGCCCACACCTCCCAACCCACCACCAGCCCCAGGCCGTCGTTATCGAAAATCGGATCAGCCGAGGGGGCCCCATCCGGCCGCGAAGAGGGTTCCAGCCGTTGCGTATTCTCATAGTTGGGATTGGCCTTGACTTCATCCACCGGCCGGCGCCAACGGAAGGCAATCCAGCGGGCGTCCTGGAGCCCATGTTCGGCCAGCGGATCGACCACAAAATCTTCTGGATTCCACCGAACCCCGTAGGGCGCTTCGTACTGGATGGTGGTATCCGCTTCCGGGGTCGAAGCCCGGTCTAAATACTTGCGGTGCTGGCGGATATTCTCTTCCAGGACGCCCTGAATGTCCGGCGCCAGGTTGGGATTCTGAAGGGCCTGCTGTTTCATCTGGAGGTGGAGTTGGTGGTCCTGCTCGGGCGTCACCATGGTTTCCACCCCGGTCAGCAGGAAATTCAGATCGGTTTCCCAGTCATCGGCAAAGTCGTATTCCGGGTTGACCCCGATAATTTCCTGGATGCGGGATTCAATATCGGCGGTCCAGCCCAACTTCTTGACCCCGTAGGGACAGAGGAAGGCATCCAGCAGCAGCCGCTCGTCATGGCGCAGTTGGTTGGTTTCCCGGTACCAGTAGTTAGCCACGGCCTGGGCGACGGGAGCGCCAGCGGTGGAGTTGCGCTGTAAGGCGGTGACGATAAAGGAGGGGTTGCGTTCGAGGAGGTTGGCGATTTCCTGGTCGATCCAGCCGAAAACCAGGTTGGCCTTGAGCCGGGAGATGTGCGGTTCGATGTCCGAACTCTCGCGGGACTTCTCCCGTTCGGTGGTGGCTTCGTTCTCGTACTGCCGCACCAGAACCTGGGCGGCTTCAAAAAAAGGGCGCACTCGCCGGCAGGCATAATCCACCTGCCGTTGCCAGTAGCCCAAGCGGAGCTGCTCGCGTCCTGGGTAGGGCATCTTTAACCCTTTACGAAAAGGGCTTGGTTGACAGATTACAGTTTACATAACAACTCCAATATAGGAAGGTGTTTTGTTTTTGTCAAATAGTAAAGAAAAAGAAAACCACCGTATCTGGTGGTTTCAGTGGCAAGAACTACGATATATCGTGGCCTATGGTTGTATCACGATAGCCTGCTTAATCCTACGGCCCAGGAGTTTACCCCGTTTATGCGCCTTCATCAATTCCCCGAAGGTAGTGGGCCTGAACGTCTGGGTGGTGGGCGCTTCTTCTTCGGGTTTCTGCCGGCCGGGAGACATTCCATCCAGCATGTGGCCGAAGATCGCCAGGCAGTCAACCTGGTCGTCATGGTCGATCGTGGGAAACCGGCTGCACTCGTAGAGGAACTCCGCCTTCCACTCGGCTTTGCGCGGCAGGAAGAATCTTCCCTGGCCGATACGGCCCCGGATCGCCTGGGCGCGGATGCTCTTGTTCCGCACCGTGGGATACTCCTGGATGACCACGAACACGCCTTTTTCCTGCATCCGCTTGCGTAAGAACGGCCCGATGGCCCGGCGGATCTGGCCGGATTCCATGCCCCAGGACAGCGGGCCCCAGCGATCCACCAGCCGCAGGAACTCATCAATGCTCTTATCCGGCTCGGCCCGCTGCCGCCACAGATCCAGCAGATAGATATTCTGCTCCGGGTCCATCCCGATCACCGCATGGACGGTGTAATCGCCTTTTTCATCGGAGACGGCGAAATCCGAAGCCCCGTAGATGTGCAGCTCGGAGAAGGTGCGCCGACCCGAGGCCGATAAGACTGCTGGATGGTCCTCCAGAAACTGGTCCTGGTCATACTCGCGGAACCACTGAATCTTGAAGTATTCGCCTTCCTCTTGGACCGGCTTTTGCTGATAGAGACAGCTCCATTCTCGGTCTCCCACCGTAGCCTTGATCTCATTGAGCACCTCGATGGGATACCATTCCGGCCAGAGCGCATCGCCGCGCTCCCGCCCTAGGACATCGGATTCTTCGGCAATGGCCGGGAAGTTGATCACCTCCCAGGGTATCCCGCCAGTTTTCTCCCGCAGTAAATGCCCGGCCAGGTCGTCATCGCTCCAGCGGGTTTGCACCACACAGACCGAAGCCCCCGGCATCAGTCGAGAATACAAGTCGGCCCGGTACCAATCCCAGATCCGGTCCCGGTAGGACTTGCTTTCCGCTTCGTTGCGGGACTTCACGGGGTCGTCGATCAGGATCAGATGCCCACCTTTACCGGTGATCCCCGAGCCGATGCCCGCCGCCAGGAAAGACCCGCCCACAGCGGTATGCCAGCGGTCCTTGGACTGACTATCCTGGGCCAGGGACAGATTCGGGAACACCCGCTGACAGGGTTCCGAGGCCACCAGGTTGCGGACTTCCCGCCCGAACTCCGTGGCGAAATCGGCGTTGTAAGCCGCCAGGATTACGTCCTTGGCCGGAAACTTGCCCATGAACCAGGCCGGTAGGTGGATACTGGCCAGGGTGCTTTTGCCCGAGCGCGGCGGCAGGTTCAAGATAATCCGCTGATGCGGCTTGGTGGCGACCTGCTGAAGCCGTTCCGCAATGAATTTGTGATGTTTAGCCACCTGGTAGTCCGGGCGCACATACTGGACGAAGCTGAGCAGGCTCTGCCGGGCGTACCGGCGCGCCTCCAGTTCCTTGCCCACGGCTTCCATATCGGCCTGATCCAGCGCCTCCAGGAGCTGTGGATCAAACTCAATCTTGGGATTCTTTGGGATCTTCCGCTGCCGCTTCATCTTCCACTTCCTCGTATTCAGCCTCGACGATACCCTGCTGTTCCATCATCAGCAGGCGCTGCTGGTGGGCCTGGAGCAGGCCCTCTAACTGGCCTTCGGTGAGTTGCTTGACATCGTGCAGGTGAGTGATCTCACCTTCGACCCGAACCTGGCGGGTAGTGGACCACTCCTCCGGCCGCTTGCGCTCCAGCACCCACTTGGCGACCTCGACGCTTTCCTGGGACTTCTCATGGATCAGGGATTCGGCGCTGTCCAGTTTCTCATCCCGGATCGCCTGAATGACCTTGGCAAAATCCGGGGTTTGCCGCAGGTGATACGTGACCATATCGCGTGGGATACCAATAGCCCGGGAGGCTTGGGCCATATTCAGGTT